GACATATCCATATTTCATTCAAACCAAATCAAACAGGCGAGTTCTTTAACATCCCACTACTAGGAGGCAAATAATGAAACTATCAAAAAAACACAAAGCAGCAATTAAGTCATATCTAAGAGCTGTTGCAGCCTCTGGTATTACTGTTCTTTTGGCAATCGTTGCAGACATTCGACCAGAACTTGCAATCCTTGCTGGTGCCTTAATTGCACCGCTTGCAAAAGCAATTGATCCAAATTCAGGCAAAGAAGCTGATTATGGCGTTAATGCAAAATGACAGCGAACGAATGGGTTGGTATAGCCGTTGGCGTATGCGCCATCTCAACAAGTTTATTAGTGGGTCTGCGCTGGGTTATTAAATCCTATTTGCAAGAACTCAAGCCTAATGGTGGCTCAAGCATGAAGGATCAATTAAACAGATTAGAGGCGCGTGTTGATGATCTCTTTATGTTAATCAGTAAGCGATAATTTATTTATGGCGAACACACGCAAATCATCGAAACGCAAAAAGATCAATAGGCGTATCGTTCGCCGTTCTCCTGAGCCATTAACAAAAATGGATCAACATTACTTGGCTTTGCATACCTGTTATACAGCTGCAAGAAAAGCAGGTTTTACGCCTGAGCACGCATTCTGGCTCATGACAGAAGTAAAAACATTTCCAAATTGGATCGTAGGCGATGGTGGGATTATTCCTAGCATAGATCCAACTGATGATGAGGATAACGATTAAGCGCATCGCTTTTGTAAGCGATTTACAAGTGCCATTCTTTAATGAAAAGGCAACTAAGTCAGTAGGCAAATTCCTAACTAAGTGGAATCCACATCGCACTATCTGCATCGGAGATGAAATTGATCTTCCACAACTTGGTGGTTTTAATGCCAATACGATTGATGAGATGGTTGGCAATATCCATGATGACAGAGTATTAACTCAAGAGGTTTTAACTTATCTTGGCGTAACTGATGTGGTAGGCAGCAATCATGGAATTAGACTTTATCGATCAATAAAGAAACGATTGCCCAGTTTCTTAAATCTGCCTGAAATGCAATATGAGAAGTTTATGGGCTATGACAAGTTAGGCATTAAGTTTCATCCTTTTGGTGTGGACTGGGCGCATGGTTGGACAGCCGTTCATGGTGATGCCTTTCCGCTTAGTCAAGTGCCTGGGCAAACAGCCTTAAATGGGGCTAGGAGGCTAGGAAAGAGCGTGGTGTGTGGGCATACCCATAGATTAGGGCAATCAGCCTTTACAGAGGCTTCCAGAGGTCAATTAGGCAGGACTGTGTGGGGCGTTGAGGTAGGCAATTTAGTAGATTTAAGTAGTTCAGGCATGGCATACACAAGAGGCTACGCAAACTGGCAAACTGGCTTCGCTGTTGCCTATGTGCAAGATCGTAAAGTGCAGGTAATTACTGTTCCAATTAATGCAGATGGCAGTTTCATATTCGAGGGCAAGGTATATGGGGCTTGAAACCGACTATACGGATCGTTCGATTGATGATCATATCGATGAATTTGAGGATATTGGCGTTATCTAATCGTTATAAAACACGCCGAAAGTAATTAACCAAAGGTCATTGCTTTAAGTCATACTTTATGTATTCACAACCGTTGTGGATATGTAAGGGAGCAACATGACACTAAGAGAAGCTGCATTTATGTGGTTTTACATAATGCTTGGACTAGGCACAATTTATTGGATTCATTCAGTAATTAAAGAGAATTACGGGCAGACCATGTATTGGCGTGGTCGTAAACATGGTTTTGATATGCACCGCAGGATTACAGATTCCAAGCGAGATGAAGTATTTGATTATGACAAAAACTGAAAGCCTGTTCGATGAGGTCATTACTACGATCCAACAGCGCGGAAGTGTCTACGGACATCCATACTATAACCACAAAAGAATTGCAGGCTTATGGTCTGCTTATCTCGATTTCCCAATTACACCACATCAAGCTGCTTTATGTATGGCGTTGGTCAAGGTTTCTAGGCTTAGTGAAACCCCAGATCATTACGACAGTATCAAAGACTTCATTGCCTATGGATCTGTCTATAAAACTGTGCTTGATGCAGTCCAAGATGAAAACTGGGAGGATTAATTAATGGCTTTCAATTTGGCAGATTATGAAGATGTGGCTACTTTGAACAAATGGTTTATACAAAATTTTCCGCAAGGGAGATCTGATATATCTGTAATCAGTCATGATGCGGTAAATGGTTATATTTTAGTCCAAGCAACATTGTGGCGAGATAGTAAAGACCAGCAACCATGTGTTTCAAACATTGCATTTGGCGCACGCGAGAGTTATATCCAAAACATGAAAAAGTTTTATGTTGAAGATACAGCCACAAGCGCATTGGGTAGGGCAATTATCCTACTTAAAGGATCTGACAAAACAGCTACAAAAGATGACATGAGAAAGGTTGAAAGTGAACCAATTAAGAACATTTATGGCAAAAGTGGCAATTCGCAGGTTATTGAAATGGCACTCAGAAAGTCGTTTGCAGATGATGCTAAGCCAGCAAGCGAACCTACAACATGGTCAGTCGGAGATATTGCCGAAGCCTTATCGAGCAAACCTAAACAACAAGAATGCATTCATGGCTTAATGATTCTTAAAGAAGGCACAGCGAAAACTGGTAAGCCTTATTATGGATATGTATGCAGCGCACCAAAGGGAGAGCAATGCGATGCTAAATGGGCGGTAACAGCTGCTAATGGCAGTTGGTTCTTCAGAGAGGAGGATTAAATGGGTGAAATGATAATGATTGATGGTTCTGGTCTAACTGCTACTTTTACAGATAACGGAGTTAGGGTCGAACCATCAACAGTTGTATGCGATGCTTGCAACGATGACAGATTACTTCATGAGGGCGATCTGCTTCGATGCTATTCCTGCCACGCTATAAATCTAATTCCGTAAATGCCGAACTACGATTATATATGTGATAGAGAGGGGTCGAGTATTGTATTGGATCTTCCGATGCAGCACGAAATCCCTCTTTGTCAAGTATGTGGCTTTGAATTAACGCGTGTCTTTACAGCAGTTCCAGCGATTTTCAAGGGAACAGGATGGGCTGGCAAAGGTGGTTAAGTTCAGATGCAACTTTTGTTCAGCCAATTCAGAGTTTATCTGGATGGATGGGTATGACACAGCTGATGGCTTCAGGGTCTATCAATGTCTTAAGTGTTGTGCTGTTGGAACAAAGAATCTAGCGGAAGCAACTGACACTCAAGAGCCTGTTATCCGATGTGATAAGTGTGGATCATGGCAATTTGTAGATCACCAATGTCATACATGTTTATTGATTGGGGCTAAATAATGGATGCTGGTTATGTTGAAACTTGGTTAGAAACCGATGACCTACGGATTATGACTTGCCGTCTGACCTGCGGTTATGTTAATTAAAATGAAATCGTATTTGACATATATGATACCCTTAAACGCAAATTCGCTTTCAGAGCGAAAGGGCGATCTGCGAAGCAGAAAGATCGCAAGGTTTGGTTTGGTGATATCTCTGTCATTAGTCATGACAATAGCCTTTCAAAAGAATGATTCCGTTGCACAAGATAGAACTAATCATTATAGACAATGGGCTTTCATACAGCTTAATGATATAGATCAATTCTATTGTTTAGATGAATTAAACTACAAAGAATCTAGATGGAATCCAAAAGCCAAGAATGGTTCACACTATGGTATTCCTCAGGGCAGATCTAAATACTTAAGTAGAGTTGATGGATACAAACAGATTGATTGGCAATTAAAATATATTGAAAGACGCTACTCTAATCCATGTAATGCTTTAGCACATCATAAGATTAAGGGATGGTATTGACTAGCAGCGCACTAAGATCTACTGGATCTACAAGACAATGGACTAAGATCAAGCAAAGGATATTAAGGCGTGATGGTTTCATCTGCCAATACTGTGGTCAAGAGGCTAATACAGTCGATCATGTAATTCCTCGTAGATTAAACGGAAACGATTCTGACGACAACCTTGTTGCAAGTTGTTCTAGATG